GGGGTTTTTCCTGATGCTCTGGTCATCTCGCGGCGAGTCGAACGCGAGAAAATACGCGGAGCTGTTTGGGGTGACTGATCTTTTCGACCTGATTTGTTCAAAACCTGGGTGGATCGTTGACGACAAAGGATGGAGATGGACGCAATACACCCGGATCGTTAGCCATGTTTTACAGGACCAAGACAACCAACCGGACATCGATCAGGCATGAAATCAAAACCAACCAAATCAAAACCGCCCGATGATCCAAACATTTCCGCCATCGCTCGGCAATACGGACTGGCGAGAAACACACTAATGCGGTGGCGTGATCTAGGACTAGACCTGTCCGATGAGATCGCGGTAGCCGAGAAGGTCAAGCAGTCCAAAGCAGGGCCAGCTCCTGAGGACTTGGCCGAATCAAAGGCACGGAAAACCAAAGCAGAAGCCGACATCCTGGAGCACAAGCTCTCCGTCCAGCGAGGCGAATACGTCAGCGCCGAGGACGTTAAAAACGAAGGCTTGAGAATCGCCGCAGCGGTCAAGGGAGTGTTCCTCCGCATGCCGGATGACCTCCCGCCGCAGTTGGCCGGTCACACCGCCGCCGAGGTGAAGAAGCGCCTCAAGAAATACGCGTTGGAAAAACTCACGGAGCTATCAACCTACCGCTCACCCGTGAAGATTGAACCATGAGTCAATCCCCCCTCGCCATCGGTTGGTGTGACGGCATCGCCCCGCCTCCCGAAATGCCAATGCGCGATTGGGTTTGTGAACACGTCTATCTCCCCAACTCCCCCGAGGGTGCCAGATATTCGCTCGACGCAGTTCCGGCGCATGGCGTCATCTGGGATTGGATTGAGGATCCAGCGGTCAAAGAAATCGCGATTGTCGCCTGCGTCGGATTCGGCAAGACAGCGATTCTCGAAGCGTGGGCAGTCCGCATCGTTGCCATCGAACCGGGGGACACGCTATTCGTCGGGCAAACATCCGCGATGGTTCGGAACTGGATGGAAGGCCGGATGCGCAAAGCGTGGCAAATGTCCCCAGCATCATCCCCATACATCCCGCGAGGTAGGCAGCGCAACGACTGGAAAAAGGACAGCGTGATTTTCGGATCGATGAACTTCTACGCGGCGGCAGCAAACGGCACTGACCTACAGGAGAAATCCATGGTAAACACCGCCGGGGATGAGGTCTGGCGATGGGATGACGGCATGGTTGATTTCCTGCTGAAGCGACATCATGGCCGATGGAACCGCAAGAACCTGTTGATGAGTCAAGGCGGCACCGAAGACGGCCAGTGGCACAAGCACGCACGCAGCGGGAAAATGCACGACCTAGAGCACATCTGCCCGAAGTGCTCAACAGGCAGCGTTTTTGATTGGGGTAATTTTCAATACGAGGTGATCCGTGACGGCAACGAAGAGTTGGATTGGCCCGCCATCTTCGCCAGCGTGCAACTCAAATGTCCGCACTGCGGCGAGCTATTCGACGACACCGAGTTCAACCGGCGGCAATGGGCCAAGTGCCGGCCAGTTTGGGACGGTGGCAACTACATCCCTGAGCGGATGACCCTCCGCGCATCGTTCATGTCCGTCTGGCGATACTCATGGGCAAGCATCGTAAAAGAGTGGATCCAAGCTAACGAGGAAAAGAAATCGGGATCGCTCGCCAACCTGGAAAACGTCATCTGCCAGAGGTTCGCGCAATTCTGGAAACCGCCGACCGACACGCCCACGCTTTCGCTTGAGGGCGATCCCTACGGCAAAGCCGAATACCACGACGGCCAGAAATGGGAGCTTGAGGATTTCCGATTCCTAACCGTGGACGTTCAGAAGGGTCACTTCTGGGGAGTGGTGCGAGCGTGGAAAATCGGCGGTGCATCGCGCTTGTTGTGGGAGGGCAGGCTTGAAACGTGGGACAACATCCGGTATTTGCAGGAGCGGTATGGGATCGAGAACCGCTTCGTCTTTGTGGACTGCGGCTATCAACCGGAAGAGGTGGCGAAGCAAGCGCACGCGAGCATGACAACCAAGGATATGCGCCCGTGGAACCTGGTGCGGGGTGAGGACACGCGGGACGGTTACCTTATCATCGTGGGCGAGAGGAAATTCCGCCGCGTCTATTCCGACCTCGTGAAATCCGTCTCAAGTTCGGGCATGCCCTACCGATTCATCAAGGCTTCCAACCTGTTGACCAAGGACCGACTCGCGGCGCTCATGGCATCGTCTGAATTCGGCGTTCCGGTTGATGCGTCCAAGGGGTATCACGCGCAGATGCAGAGCGAACAGAAGCGGGAAGTTTCGCCGGGGATTTGGCGATGGGAGACGCTTAAGAAAGGGATGCAGGCGAACAATCACCTTTGGGACTGTGAGGTTTTGCAGGTCGTGGCGGCATCGATATTCAAGGTGCTCGTCTCACTTGAGGAAATAAGGAGGGAGTGATTTTGACATCCCGCCGCCTTCGATGGCAAATAATCAAGTAATCGACTGCGCGCAGAATTTTTTTGCCGCCGCGACAGGCGACGCCGCTCGAATTGCGGCCATTAAAGCAGCTTCGATAGATGCGGCCATGTCAGGCACCACGAAGGGTGGTTTGGATTCACTCCAAAACGCCATGAAGAACTCGGTCAGCATGGGAAAGCTCATTGCTCTTAACGAGATTGATCGTGGAACAGCGCTGAGGCTTGCAACACAATGGTTAACAATCGGATTCATGCCGTGCCAGTCGCGCAGCTTCGGGCGCTTTTGACATGCCGGGGTAGGCAATGGCTGGCATCTTAGACGAATTCGGACGTGCGATTTACTCGCAACGCGCAGCCCGTGCCGCGAACGAGAACCGCCATCGGCCATACGAGCCTATCGAGAAAAAGGATATTTCGCAGCTTGTCCCGTCCTATGACCGGGTAACGCTGATGAGCCATGCCCGCCGGATTTACCTGAACTTCGGACCGATCAAAAACGCGATCAACCAACGAGGAATGTATGCGGTCGGTCGCGCATGGGTGCCGACCTACAAGGGCGAAAATGAGGCATTCGGCAAGGCGGCGACAGATTGGCTGATCAATGGATTTTACCGAATCGGGGACAGCCGGGGCGGCATGCACGACCTCAAGACCAACCTCTTCGTGCTCTGCAAATCCATCGACGTGGACGGCGAGGTGTTCATCCTGCTAACCGAAACGGACAAAGGATATCCGCAATACCAGTGCATTCCCGCGCATCGCATCACTTCCCCGATGGGAATGGGTAACGACAGCCAAGTCCGGGGCGGGACATTGCAAGATGGAATCATCTACTGGCCATCGGGCGAGGCGAAGGAATACGCATTTTGCGACAAGAACGGCAATCTCATCGAGTGGCTGGACGCGTCAAACATCATCCATCTTTACGATACCGAATGGCAATACCAAGGGCGAGGCCTATCAGGATTAACCCCGTGCATCAATGATTGCCGGGACATGATCCAGAGCAACGAATGGGAGCGCCTGGCGATGCTGCAAATGTCGTCGATCTCACTCATCGAATACAACGACAAGGGCGGGCCGGATCAAGACGACCCCTACAACGCCCTCGTGGGCAACGCGGAAACAGGCAAAGGCATCACCGTCGAAAGTATGGACGGCGGGACCGTGCGATATTTCAAAAGCGGCTCCGGCGGCAAGATCGAGACGCTGGTGAACAATCGCCCCGGTAATCCGTTCATGGATTTCCACGACCGGCTTTTGAAATCCTCTTTTGCCGCACTCAACTGGCCGGCGGCATTTTACAGCGGACATGGACCCGGCGGCGGGACCGCGCAACGGCTGGAAATCGCGCTCGCCCAACGCGCCATCGAAGACCGGCAGGACATGCTCATGTATGCCGCGAGTCGTCTCGTCGGTTATGCCATCGCCAAGGCTCAGAAGCGAGGTGACCTACCAGCAGCGAACGACTGGTGGAAGTGGGAATTTTCTCACCCGCCGAAACTCACCATTGACGACGGACGCATTACGAAAGAGTTGGAGGCCCTTTGGAAGATCGGAGCTGCCAACATGCGCGACATCGTTTCTATGCGAGGGAAGACCTTGGAAGAACACTACCGGGAACGCGCTCAGGAAGTCGCACTGCGGAAGCTCGCGGCCCGTGAAGCGTCGGAAGTCTACGGCGTGCCGGTGGATGATCGCGAAATGTCGATGCTGACTCCCAACGAACAATCGAGCGAACAGATGGCAAAGAAGCCAGCAACCGAAACTCAAACCACCGACGACGAAGATGAATGATTTCCTAACTATCGAAAACCGCAGCGGCAAGCTGACCTTGAATGATGTCGTCCACAAGGACAGCGCCGACAAGCTGATTGATGAACTCAGCAAACTCTACGGCCAGTCTGCGGTCGCCGCTCAAATGTCCATCGGTGACATTGTCTGCAAAGCTGACGATGCGCTTGAGTCGGTCGAGGTGGAGATTAACTCTCCCGGCGGCAGCGTCATGGAAGGGCAGCGGATTTACAATGCGCTTCGCGGCATGTCTGCCCGAGGCGTTGCCATCATCACCACCGTGAACGGACGTGCTGCATCAATGGGAAGCGTCATCATGCTTGCTGGCGACTCCCGCCAGATGACACGCGGCAGTCGCATTATGATCCACGAGGCCAGTATGGTTTCGTGGGGGGACGCCCGGACCCTGAGGAAAAACGCCGACTTGCTGGAGGGGATTTCCTCCGAAATTGCCACGCTCTATTCCGACCGGACAGGCGGCGATAAGGATGAGATCCGGCAGCTCATGTATGCCGAAACATGGATGGACGCAGACAAGGCGAAGGCGCTTGGATTTGCAACCGTCATCATCAAGGACGGCAAAGCGGAGAAAGAATCCAAGTCGGAATTTGACACCGGGCCAAAGAGCATGAGCATTTTTGCTAAACTATTCCCCGGCAATGACGAGGCACTTAAGATTGAGGCTTCTCTGTTGGAAAACGACTCTCTCCGCTCCGACCTTGAATCCGCACAAGCCCGCATCGTCGAACTGACCGGATTGTCCGAAGCTAACGCCCAACTGCAAACCGAACTTTCGGAAGTGCAAGCCAAAGTCGCGACGTTCGAGGATCAAGCAACCGCTGATGCAGCCAAGATCACCGAGCTGACCGCCGCCAATGAAGTCACCGAAGACAAGATCGCTGCCCGCGCTTCTGAGTTGCTCGCAGCGCAGGGACACAAGGCACCGGTGAATCTCATCGATGAGAGCAACCTGCCGGAATCCAAAGCTATTACCCGCGAAGCGTTCAACGCTCTCACTCCATCCGCCCGCCTCGCATTCGTGAAGATCGGCGGCAAACTCTCCTAAATCAAAATCACTCACTCACTGAATTATGGCTAACACCTTATCGAATCTCATCCCCGACGTTTACGCTGCGCTTGACGTAGTTTCCCGCGAACTCGTTGGTGCTCTTCCCGGCGTGTCTCGGGATGCCTCTGCTGACGGCGTAGCCTTTGGCCAGACTGTCCGTGCTCACGCCACCCGCGCCAATAGCGCAGTCGGCGATGTAACTGCCTCTATGGCATTCCCTGCCGCCGCCGATCAGACGATTGACAACAAAACGCTGACCATTTCCAAGTCCCGCTTCGCTCCGTTCTCATGGACCGGCGAAGAGCAACGCGGAGTTGATAATGGCGGCCCAGGTTACCTGACGCTGAAGCAAGACCAAATCGCCCAGGCGTTCCGCGCTCTGGTCAACGAGATGGAATCTGACGTTTGCACCGCACTCTACAAAGGCGGATCCCGCGCAGCCGGTGCCAGCGGCACTACCCCGTTCGCATCTAACCTCGGGGACTCCGCGCAACTCCGCAAGATCCTCGATGACAACGGTGCTCCAATGTCTGGCCGCTCGCTTGTGATTGATACCACATCGGGTGCCGCGCTCCGCACTCTCGCTCAGCTTACCAAAGCAAATGAGGCTGGCACTTCGATGACCCTCCGCGATGGTGAGTTGCTCAACCTCCACGGATTCTCCATCCGCGAGTCCGCTCAAATCCAGCGTCCAACGGTTGGAACTGGCGCGAGCTTCGTTCTGAACGGTGCGCACGCTGTTGGTGCAACTTCCATCACCGTCAAAACCGGAACTGGCACCATCCTCGACGGCGACGTTTTACTCATCAAGGGTAAGAACTACGTCGTTGAAACCGGGCGCTCTGGGGTTGGTGCATTCACCATCCAAGCCCCAGGCTTGCGTGATGCTGCGGTTGATGGCGACACCGTTGGTGTAGTCATCACTGGTTCGCGCAACGTGGCATTCACGCCTAACGCGATCCTCCTAGCCGCTCGCGTGCCGATCATGCCAGCAGAAGGTGACCTTGCCACTGATAGCGAAATCATCACCGACCCCCGCACGGGTATCAGCTTTGATCTTCGCTGCTACCCCGGTCTCGGCATGGTGACTTATCGACTCCAAGCCGCTTGGGGTCTGAAAGTGTTCAAGCCTGAGCACATCGCCGTTCTCATGGGCTAATCTCTCTGGGTTGTATTGTTGGTCTCATGCAGCCGCCGTCTCGGGAAACCGGGGCGGCGGTTTTGTTTATTGGCTTGCACTTTGTGACTAAAGGCGCATCATATCAGTCACAAATGAGAGTTTTAACAGATGAAGAAAATGCCGCGTTTAATAAATGGAAGAGCGAGTGCGAAAAGACGGAGATAAAAGATGGTGATGGTGAGATCGCTGCCGTCTCTTACGCGCATCCATCTACGCGAATATCCCTTAACATTCCCCATGATGGAATAGTCAGTATGAGCTACGACAGCGTGATTCAATCTAATCCAGACGGATCAATCATGATCGCTGATATTGAAGACTGATCGGAAATTTCCGATTTATTGACAGCCAGCGCTCAGTAAATGAGCGACATCGATTCTTTCCTCCTGGCAGGCAACGCCGAAACTGACACCATGATCGGCACGCGGACGATGGTCTGCGCAGGCCAGACATTCGCGGTCGTCTGGAACGACTCGCGGAAGAGCTTTGAGGGTGCTCTGGGCGGGCTTGAAAGCGCATTACAGGCAACTGCCGTGGCTCAGCCATCGCACGTCACCGACCCGCACGGCATGCTCCAAAAACGTTGCACGATCAACGGCGAATCTTACCGGGTGGCAGAGGTGTCGGTTGGCAACGTCGCCGTGACATTCAGCCTGACGAGTAACAACGACGCGAGGTGATGGACGTGAAAATCGAAATCGACCGGGCGAGCAGGCGCAAGATGGAGTCGGTGATCAATGACTTCGCCAAGCGCACAGGCAAGACTGCCGAGGATGGCGTTGCAATGATTGCCGCATCCGCAGGCAAGCGATTGATTCACACCGTTCAGCCCTATGGGGTGAAGCAGTCGGTCGGTGAGAAATACAAGAAGAGTATCGCCAAGCAGGTCCATCGGGCTATCAGAAACGCGAACATCGAGGGATCCGCCGGAACTGCCGCGTCCGTCCACCTTCAACGCCGGGACAGTAAGGGCCAGGTTCCGCGTGAACTGCCGACAGACGGCCAATTCAAACGCCAACCAATCGAGATGGCGGAAACCATGGATCATGTCCGCAAAACCCAGGCAAAAGCAGGCCGCGCAAAAGGCGCATGGCTGGAAGCAGTCAACGGCATCGGCGGGCGCAAGGTTTCCGGCATCGGTAAATGGATCACGGACCACGCAAGCAACGGATACGGCAAGTGCATCAAGACCGGACAGGGACTCAATCACAAGATCACGCTGGAAAACCTCACACCATACATCGGCAAAATTCAGCCTGACAAAGTAATCGCGCAAGCTATCGCAAGCGGACTCAAGAACGCATTTAAAAGCATGCAACGAACCATCGACAAGGAAATCGAAAAAGCCAACCGCGCACTCCAATGACAACCTCCCAACGACTCAAAGCCTCCATCATTACTGCGCTCGACGAAGCTAAGCCGGATGAGTCAATCAGCGTCGTGGACGCAAAGCAGCGGGCGGTCTTCTCACTCCCGGCGCTTGTCGTGGATATTGCCAGCGTAGAGCCGCACAGCGAAGCCTTGCAGCACGTCGAGCGCATCGTTGTTGCTGCCGTGCTCCGTGTGCATTCCGGTGACGTTGAGGAAGCTGATATCGACGGCTGGATTGACTGCATCGAAACGACGCTGACTGACGTTTCGGCAATGAAGGAGGCAATTAGCGAACATGTCGTCGTCTATTCGTGGACCTATGGCGGCAGCTCGCAGGAGTGGGATGAATCCATTATCGAAATCATGTTCGGCATCGAGGTGCTTTGCTCTCGCTTTGAGCCGCAGGAGCAGGGGTGAAATTTGACACCTCCCCATGGCTAAGCACTCAAAGCCATGGCAGCAACAACTTACACCTCCGCAGCAGCATCTAGTCTTGAATTCGGCCTCATTAACGAGGCCAATCTCATCCTCACCAGCTATTCGCGCAACGTCCAATCGGTCAAAACCGAAGTTCGTGACGCTGAAAACGATGTTGTTGCCGTCGCTCATAGCGGCATCACCGCCTCGATATCGCTAGAGGGATTCGTTAATGGCTCGACTGATTATAATGTCGCCGCGCTGCTCACCCTTGCTAACGACACGACCACGGGTGGCCTGACCGGCGGCACGATCATCGTTGATTCCGTCAGCGAGTCCACGGCGCAGGGTGAATTCAAAAAGGTTTCTATCAGCGCGACGCAATACGCTTCGACGATGACCGCCTGATTACTTAACCGCCGTTGCCTCCCCGGCTTGTAGGGAGGCGCATAAATTATGACACAACAACAGCGATTGTTTCACACGATCAACATTAAGACGGCCACTGCTCTCCTTACTTTAGGATTCGAGAAAGTGGCAATCACCAAGTCATCCCAGAATGGTCGGGAGTCCATTGTTTTCTGGTTCAACTCATCCAACACGGAGGGGTTACAGGCTGAATCCGTGCATCACGGGATGACTACCGGCGCGGACGCCCTACTCAGGAAAGACCCTGAGAACTCCGTCAATTACATGCGGTGTTTTGCCAGCAACCGCGACGAGTTGATTTCCGATATCAAGAAAACCCCGCGCATGGTCGTGATCGAAAAGGACGGGCGCAAGGTGGCAATCAGCGAGCATGCCACCGAGGAAACCAAGCGGCAGATTGCAGCGATGATTTAACCGACAGATATATGACAAACGAACTACAAACAGACGACGAAGCATTGCGTGAAGCAGGCATGACAGACGGACCGAAACGCATCGGCAAGATCACCTTACGCCCGATGACGGCCCTCAGCCTATCGTGGCTCCAGCGCAACCGTGTTTTCGATGACGAAACCGGCGACACGATGAGTAAAACCGCCGCATTTGTTTTCCTGCATTCTGAGCCGAAGGAGAAAATCCGCGCCGTGGTGAATGACCGCAACCATTTCCTGAACGCCGTGGATGATTGGATCGAAACAAACGCCCGCCACCACTCCGAGCTTGAACCGTATTCGGACCTAATGAGTGAGGCTATGAATCAATATCTTTCCGCCGTATCAAGCTCCGCAAACCCTAGCGAAGAAGCGCCAGGGCCAAAAAACTAGCAACTCCCAGTTGGCTGGCAAGCTATGTTTACCACATCGCAAGCGTCACCGGCTGGGGATATCAGGAAATCACGGACGATCTGCCGCTTTCCGCCGGATTGCAAATCATGGACGCAGACCTCTACGCCAAGGGGATTCAACGGGTCTATCGGAACACCGGCCCATCTTTTGACTCGATGCGCTTAATTGATGAGGCATTCGCCAAACTGAAACCATGAGCGTCAAAGTAAATTTCGCAGCTAACGATGCAGGTTTTACCAGCACCGTAAAGAAGGTCAACGACTCCATGAATGGCATGGATGACAACGTCAAGAAGGCGTCGTCATCCGTCAAAATGTCATTCGGCGCAATGGTCAAAGCAGGCGCAGCGTTGGCGGTCGGATTCGGCGCTATCAAGATGGCGGCGGCAGCGATTGGTAACACGCTCGGGGAGTTCAAGGCTGCGCTTGATCTAGGGGGCGAGCTGAGCGACTTATCTGCACGCACAGGTGAGACAGCGGGCAACCTGATGCTTCTCCGTCGCGCCTTTGATAACTCAGGAGCAGGCGCGGACAAGGTCGGGCCGGCCATCAACAAGCTCCAGAAATTCATGGAGGATGCGGCACAAGGCAGCGAGAAAAACACCGAGGCGCTAACCCGACTCGGTTTGAGCTATGACGACCTGAAGGGCAAGACCCCCACCGAGCAAATGGAGATGCTGGCTGAACGCATTTCCACAATCGAAGATCCGGCGCAAAGGGCGGCGTCGGCGATGCAGATTTTCGGCAAGTCCGGTGGCGAGTTGCTGCCGTTGCTCACCAGTTTTTCCGGTGAACTCGAAACAGCAAAGGCTCAACTCGGCAGTATGCCTGGGGTCATGGACCGGGCGAACGCTACTTTTGACTCGATCAGCGACAACCTGACAGTGATCAAGGGCAAGTTTCTGGAGTTTGCCGCTGGTTTACTTGAGAAAATCGCTCCGGCACTGGATCTGGTAACGACATTGATGACCCGCATCGATACCGCAGCAATCGGCATGCGGCTGGGTGATGTGATCACGGGCGCATCGGCAGCAATGGGCGGATTCTCGACCGCCCTTGAGGCGATCAAACTGGGAGAGTTTGGAACGGCGTTTGAAATCACCTGGGCGAGTATTAAGTTGCAGGCGGCGGATTCCATCAATTCGATCTGGGAGAACATCCAAGCTTTGGGCGGAAGCATCATGGCATTTTTCGGCGAGATGTTCCGCCCAGATGGTGACTTAGGTTACGCCATCAAAGACCTTTTTGAGTATCTTGGAAACTCTATGGGGATCGCGGTATCCAAGGCGCTCATTCCAATCATGGAATCTCTGCCGGGAATCGGGGAAGGCGCGGCCAAATCACTGCAACAAGCAATCTATCGGGCTGAACTTGATTCAGGACTGGCGGCAGAAAGGATGAAAGGACATTTTTCCCATGTCCCTGAGCAAATGATCGTGGGTCTTGATAAAGCCAAGGAAAAGTATGGCGAGATTTTATCAAACGGAACAAAGCTCATCGACACCACGAAGATGGAAGTCGATTTGCAGGAGACGAAGGCCCAGCTTCTTGATGCACAAGCCGAGGATCTACTAAATCAAGTTGACGCGCTAGAGAAGGCAGAGGGCAAATTTAACATGATGGATGACGTTCGGGGGAAATCCTTCGATCTGCCGTTTAACATGATGGACCATCTCAAGGTCCAAAAGGAAATCACAAAGGAACTGAAGGAGCAGCTTTCGGTTTCTCAAGAGATGGCAAAAGCGATCAAGGAGTCCGCAGGGACAGACCGCAGAGGTTCCCGCATCCAAGACAAGTTCAAGGAAGCTATGGCCGCAGGCGACCTATCAGGAGCAGACCGCCAGCAACGCAGGATGGAGCGAAACGAGATGGATCAAGCGATCAATAAAGCATTCGGCGGCGGCGATAAATTGGGAAAATCGGTTCAGGATTTAGCCAAGGATCAAGGTATTGACACCTTCGGGAAGTCATCCAGAGAACTACGCAAAGAGTTGGCCGACAAAGCCAAGGAACGTCAGGGCGAGATGGTCCCTGGCAAAGGAGGAAAACCCGGCGAGGTGCCAGGTCAACCCAAGCCCGCCGCCGAGGATCCGATGACAGCTATCCGCAAAGCCGTTGATGCCATCCAGAAGCTAGTCGAGAAGATCGAACCGAAACTACCAACCGCCGCATTAGGCGTCTAATCATGCCAGCAGTCATCTACCAGAAAACACCGGGCGCGCTCATACCCCAACCTGGCCGCACCGTCGCCACATTCTCAAGCGGACTCGTCCGGGTCGACCAATCATTCATCTGCCCGACCACTGACGAGGAAACGCATCGTGCATCACTTGTTGTCGGTGGAGAATTTCCTGGGGATCAATCACCATCTTTGACAGGACTGAAGATCTTCCCGGAGCCTCAAGAAAACCGCCGTGGTGATGGATTCACCGAGTTTAAACTTTCCGGCTATGGTTCCACAATAGAAGGCGGGAGGAATGTGAAGTATTCTCAGCGAACTTACAGCCACACATTCATCTATAACACATTAGCCCCGGATTATGAGTCATCCCCGCTTTTCGGCACTGGCACGCTAATCGTCATTTTTACCCTCCAAGACATCCGTGGTGAAATTGTTGGGAGGCTTACGAATGGCGGAGCAATCAACCTTGAAATCCCGCTTGAGGAATTGGATGTAATCTCGATGTCGGCAAGTTCCGGGTGGACACTGGAAAGCCTGACGAATGATTTCATCAGCACGACTTCACCCGGTCATATCTATGCCGTATTCCGTTGGAAAGACATCAATGTCGACGGAAGTTTCAGCCGTGTGAGACTGAGCGTTTCAGTTTCCGCCGTTGGATGGACAGTTGAAAGTTCCCGCAGTTACGGCGATGTCGGGGAGTTCGTGGTTACTGGCACCCGCGAAATAAAGCCGTTGGATTATATCGACCTTGAAAAAGCATGACCTTCCCAACGGACTTCCGGCAAAAAGTAGCGATGCCCCCGGCCATCAACGGCAACGGCTACCCCTACAAGCTCAGCGCAGAAGACTTGATGCAGAACTTCATCTTTGCTGCGCTTGATGTGGATTCGCAGCAAACCGGGCCGATCATCCTGCAAATCAAGACTGATAACGGCGTGCGGAAAATATCCATCCTGCTTTATCCGCCCTCCATCGGCACATGGCTCCTCGGCGCGGTTGACGGCGAGGTGAAATGGATCGCAACCGAGGAATGCTCGTAAATGCCGACGATCAAGCTGAACTCAAGCGGGCTAGTCATCACCAAGGGTGGTCTGCCGTCTTGCGCCTGCTGCGGCTCGTGCTCGCCGGATGTTCTGTTCGTTTATTCCGAGGTGGTATTTGATCCTGGCGGAACTCCGAACACATCCGAATGGGTGCTTGATGAGGGATCAGACCAGGGCTTGAACGCTGGTTTCTTCATCGGTGGGGCTGGACTCGCTGGACTGTATTGGAATACCGATCTCGATCCAAACCAGTGGGTTTTCATCATCTCCGAAATTGAGGGACTCGCCACCGGAATAGATGGCCCAAATATCAGCCGATGCAGGCCGCAAGGCGTGTATCAGAATGGGGCCGAATTTAACGCGACCGTTTCTTTCCTGCCGTTCTCATGACTTGCCAATACTTAACCTTCGCTAGAAAATGCAGCCTTGGGCTTTACGGAGGCAATCCTCATCCGGTGAATTGCGAGGCGTGTATGCGAGCCGAGCGGAACAATCCAGAATTTGCCAAGGAGCTATTCGCCAAGCATGACCTAACCCACCCGCCGAACGCCCGCAGAGTTTCCGGCTGTTGCGACTCAGCGGAGAACCCGCCGCTTTGACAATCTGCGCGGGTTAAGATGAATCTTTCAAACGCACGCGCAACTTTCGGCCTTCAAGCAAAGGCAACTCCGACATCCAGCAACATCTCCGGCACCGTCCAAATTGGGGCGAACAATGAGACAGTAAGTTTTCCGAATGCCGACGTTGCTTATTCACTCCGCGCCATCTTCGCGGGAACCGCAGACAATTTAGTCATCGACCTGACGGATTGCGACACGACCGGAAGCACGGCTTTCGTGGCCGGCACCGCACAGGTTGAAACTGCCACCATCACGGCAGCATCCGGCGCGACATCAAGCGGGACTATGACGATGGTTTTGACCGCAGCAGGGATGACCGGCAGCCCGCTCAACGTCCCGGTTGCGCTCGTCACTGGCACGCACACCACCGCCGCTCTAATCGCATCCGCCGCCCGCACCGCTCTATCCGCAAACGCCGTGGTCGCCGCCCGCTTTTCCATCGGCGGAACAGGCGCGAATATCGTGCTGACCCGCAAACCAACTTCGACCCGCGCCGTCCCGACCGGAACCCTCAACCTCTACTCTGCAAACGACACCCTTCTCAACCTTGCGATTCCAGCTGGCCTCGGAGTGACCCTGGCCGCCTCGTCCGCGAACACCACTTTAGGAGTTGTCAGCGATGGGGTGAAAATTTACGATGGGGACGGCAAAGACTTTGAGGGGGATGCTCTAATTGCAGTCGGCACGATCAACGGATTGTTGATTAGCGCGATTGGACCAGTTACCTACCAATCAGGGGCTTCGGCTTACAAAGGTGAAATAATCGACGGGGGTATTCTTTTACAATCCGTTCTTGGTGATGCCATCGGCGACATGCCGATAACCTTTACCGCGCAAGAAGACGGCGCGGAACTAACAATCACAGTCATCGGAGCATCCGCATAATGTCCTGCAACCACCTAGCCGTAACCCTGCCCGACGTGTTCCAGTCCGAGACATGGGATGGAATCACATGGGCCATTGAATCCGTTGACGCCGGGGAAACCGAGTTCGCGTCTGCGCTTGTTTCCGCCCGCTTCCAAATGCAGGACACATCCGGCAACGTGGCGCTCGACCTAACCACCGCCACCGCAGGGCAGGTCACCATCAACGAATCCGCGCCGAACGCTTGGAGCGTTACGGTCGAACCTCGCGTACTCACCCTATCTAGCGGCGTTTATTCGTGGGGGCTAAAAACGACCGACTCGGAAGGCGTTGAGGATATCCCCTTCGCTGGAACCATTAAAATCAAAAGAAGTCCAGTAATCTAATATGGCAACTCAAATCACAGGCACGGTAAAATACACGCTCAGCACCGGAGCAAGGGGACCAGAGGGGCTAGCAGGTGCGACCGGCCCCCCTCTCAACCTCACCGCAGGCCCAGTCCGCAGCACCGCCGGAACATCAAGCATCGCCGACGGCGCGCTGTCCATCGCGAAAACCTCGGGGCTGCAAGCCGCACTCGGCAAAATCATCTACGCATCAACCTACGGCGCATCCCCATCAGCAACCGCAGCCACGAACGTCATCGCGATTCAAGCTGCGCTGACTGCTGCCAATGCCGCAGGCGGCGGGATGGTGATCATCGACCAGGCCGGCGACTATCTGGTTTCATCTCTGCTCACCATCTATGCCAACACCCACTTGAAAATGGTCCCTGGCTCTGCGCTGAAAAAATCCGGCACGGCACGCGGCGAGGTGTTGCGGAATTATGGGGCGACCAGCGGAGTGACTGACGAAAATATCACGCTGGAAGGCGTGAGGATCAAGTGTAACGCCCTATCCTCGCGTGATTCCTCGATTTCCGGCGTGATTTGCGAAGTGCTTTTTTACCGCACCAAAAACCTCGTCATCCGCGATTTCCAAATCCGTGACCTGACAGCAATTCTTTTCGGGCTGCAGATCTGCTCTTGGGAGCATCTGTTTGTCGAAAATACCCATTTTGAGGGTGATAAAGACGGCATACACCTTGGCGCGGGGCGACATGGCCGGATCGTCGGCCTGCGCGGCGACACCGGGGACGACCTGCTAGCGATCAACGCGCATGATTGGGCGATTGCCAATCCGACCACCGGAGATATCACGGACCTCACCATTGAGCGGATGGACGCTCAGGGCAATGTGCGGCTGATGACTGGTTCATGGACTGCGTGGGCTAATGGGCAGCAATACTACAACGGCGAAAGAACCTCCAACGCCGGAAAGGTTTACACCTACAACTCCACGAGCGGGGGGATTCGCACAGCATCCGTCGCCCCCACCCACACCAGCGGAACGGTAACAGGTGCCGATGGAATCCCATGGCGCTACGAATACACAGGTGCCAATATAACAACAAACCTTCGCGGCATCGTTTTCCGCGATTGCCGTTTTGATACTCAGGGAATTCTGCGGGAGGTTAACAACGGCAACACCGGCGAGATGCGCGGTCAAACCCCCGGCACCGAAGGCAATGATGAGATCAGCGGACTGGTTTTCGAGAACTGCATTTTCCCCGGCACTGTCCTGCTGGGAAGATCCGCCGTCAGGGACGTGACCATGCGGGGCTGTCAGTTTCTCGCCGCAGGCGCAACGCTCATCGCGCAAAACCCGTATGCGGTGTCGGCAAACTTTGCGGCTGCCCGCAACTCTACATTAATGGTTGAGGGTTGCCGTTTCCATTCGAGCACCATGCCAGTTGTTATTAACGGCACTGTGCCAAACAACTGGTTTATTAAAATCACCGGACTCGGGAATTCCGGCGCGACCGACGCATTTATGAATGTCGCTGCCGTCCGCGCCGACAATTTCGATTTGCCGATCCGGGTGGACCAGGTGGTTCCCACGGCAGGAGATCGCGCTAGACTGAGGTTAGCTAGCGGCCCGACTCTGACGGGTTGGTATGTTTACTCCCGCAACCGATGGGAACCGGAAACGCCGACGATGGAGGCCAACTATGAGGACCGACTGTTAATGCCGAGCTACTACCTCCCGACAGGTACGGCAGCGACGGCAGCAGCGGCGGATGGCTCGCTGGTCCTGAATTCCGGCTCGACCGCTGGAGGGTTCGCGATGGCGCGCCTGTCCCAGAAAACCGGATGGCACGCATCAGGATCCACAAACTACAACATTCCGTTCGTGATTTCAGGCAACGGCCAAATCGGCGCGAAAAGTGGCGGTGCAGTGCGGATACTTTATGGCGTGGCTGTCGGCTACAACAGCGGTTTTGTCGCGAACGCGGGGACCTCGCCCTTTACCGAAAAAGGCGTCGGCATTGAGTTCGCGCAGGAAGGCGGCACCGGGAATCAAAAAGTGCGGATCATCGGCTACACTACCGTCGCGGTGGAATCCGCGTGGTTTGATCTCGGTGTCGCACCGAACTACATCAACGACTTCCAATTCGAACTCTACAGTGACGGGGCTGGAACCTATCGACTCTACATCCCAACCCCTGCCAGTGCGATCACGAACCGCCGTCCATTCCTACCTCAAACCGCATCCTGCACCCTGACGGGTGGCCCCACCGGCACCGGAGCGACCGCAGCAAACACGGGCATCTGGGTCGTGGCGACAGGCGACAATGCAACCACCCCGGCAGGCTCGGACATCTACGCTTATCTG